CTTTAATGAATTTTTGGGGCTTCTTACCTTTATACAAGCGTGTAATCGCATCGCGCGGATCTTGTTGTTGAATGTTATCTGTCACCATGGATGTAACACACCTGTCAATAAACCAGTTGGAGAATTTCTCCAACTTATTGAGTGCTGAATGATTGACAATGGTGGGATCTTTGGACATACTTCTTCCGCAGAAAGCGGTTAGTAATCCTAAGTCATCGGTGACAGGTATTGGTCCTGGGCCAAGTGGTCTGCCATTATTAGAAAATCCAATAGTGGGAGCAACAGCCACTGGTTGGTTGACAACACATTTTTTGATCTTTGCTTTCAGAACATGATTAGTGGGTTTGTTTCCACCTTTCCTCGACGCCAATTCTTGGTTGCGTCTCACAACCCCAATATTTGCGACAACTGCGCGAAAATTGGGAGCATTTACTGCAACACGTGGGAAATTGACGACAATCTGACGCCTCTTCATGATAGAAATATAAACTTCTGAGAATTCTCGGGTATTTTGCAAAATGTTATAAAAATTGCTATTTGTGTTAATGTAACCCGTTTGGGAGATTAGAGCCAAACATTTTTGAACATCATCAGTACCAGAAGCTTGAGCTTCCATGATTACCCGCTTGAATTTTTGAAACGAAATAATGACATTATTTCTTGGATTCAAGTGTGATAAGTAGGTGAAATGGACGTATGTAAAAGTAGAAATGAGGGTTGGTCTGATGAAATATAAAATAGCGTCAAACAATTGCACTAACCAACCTTCCCCTGCCGCATTGAAGAAGAAATCGAATCTCAAATAAACTGGTAAATTAGCGTTGAGGAAATTTAAATATGCTTCACCGTGTTCAAGTGTGTCACGAATGACACCAATAACAGTGGCGGGTAACGCGTGGGTAACCTGAAGTTCGATTGGGATACCTGGGATATCAATGTGATATGAATATGACCAAGTAGCTTTAAAATACGTATCATCTACTTCGTACTTGATGCGTTTCTGCGTTGTTTCGCGAACATCTTCGCAATCAGCTCCTGCCATAACTTCGGTTATCACATATCTCAATCTCAGAACGATTAATCCTAATAAATAACTTTTAACATTAATGTTACTAGCACGACCCAAGTCAGCTCCTAAGAACACTAATGGGTCCTCACGGTTTCCAGTTATTTCATTTGTGTGAGCGGTAGCATTCAATATCCAATGCCCAACATAACCAGATGTGGCTTCATGACCGTCGGGAACTTGCTCGCCTTGGTAAGTTAACGCTATCCATTGATGTCCTGGAGAATTTGGATGCTTTGTGCACACTCTAACTCTTCTACCATCTGGTGCTAATTGGTCATTCTGGAAAATCATCAAGTTCTTCCCTCGATAATTGGCATACTGTACAAGATATTCTTCGGTTCCTAAATCGAACACATCATCCAAACATTCCGCTCTGGCTTTGTACTCTTTCAAATTCGGCTTAATACCACAAGCAATATCAATGCAAGTTAGACCACAAAATGGTGCGCCATGACAATCGATTTCTACCATGCCAGCAGGCCCTGTTGGAATAGCAGCTTCATCAGCAGTAAACTGAGTCCGCATTTTAGGAAAATCAGCATATACAAAGTTTGAATAGAGAGATTCGTCGTCATCTTTTTGTTTAGGATTTTCTTTTTCCGTGACTTTCTGAGCTTTCTCTACTCCTTTTGGATCAGCTAATGCAGTTTTCTGCATATTCTTTGACTTCCCTCCAGTGCCTTTATTTTTAATTTTATTGGAAATCATACTGTTTCCTTTTCCGGCGCCAACACGGAACATGTTGAAGAATCTATCTACCAGTCCTTCTCTTCGCTCATGTCTATGTAAAATAGGATCATCATCAAATATGGCCATATCTTCCTGATCTTCGTCATCTCTGTTAACTGGTTGTCCGAAATCTTCCGCGTGTCTCGCAGGGACGTACCTACGAGCTGGTATTTCGAAATCGAACATAGTGACATTGATATAATTAAACAAAGTCACGCAAACCAGATAGCCAGCGAATGAACTTGCAAACTCAGTCAAATCATGCTGAATCATAAAACAGAAATCCCAAACATGTTTGAGTATTAAACACATATAATAAATTGAATTGAGTTTAACAGAAACGTTTAACATGAACCATAAGATAAGATGAAAATTCATGACGAACCATTTCACCCCGCAAACAAAATTGTAGAGCCAAATGCTCTTCAGAAAACGTTCAATGGCAACATCGTCAGAACCAGTCCACTCACCATTGTTTCCGTTGAGGAAAGGACAGAAAGCACGACCTTCAGCGAATTTCTCTTTAATTACCGAAATCCGAAAAATGTTGTGACATTTGTGCAGCCGCATTATAACCATACACATTTCGTCAGTTGGCTCATCGACTTCGAGCAATTCATCCTCATCCCATAATCGATCACGATGCAAAATCCACATAATAATGTCATTGTGATCTCGGAAAACCATGGGATCTTCCACCCACATAAAATAACACGCATTGGCGAAATCAATGGGGACAGAGTTGAGGTAGTGAGTAACTGTGGCAGCTCTAGAAAATTCGGGTCCGTCGCCCGTGATGTCACTAGAAAACTCCTTACCAAACATTGAGTAAGAGACGTGATTAACATATCCGTAACGTGTGACAAATCCAGATTGTGCATTCTTCAATTGTTTAATTGGTATATGGAGTAGGTAATGTCTAACCTCTCCAATCTGGTAATAATTGTTAGGGATAAAAGCAGGCCCAAAAATCGAATTGATTTCTGCTAGCTTATGTCTCAAACCCAACAGGTATGTCTTCCTGTTCTTGTTTGCAATCGCGGTGTCAATGTTTCTCACAACAAAATGTTTGAGGAAAAAGGCGCATGAATGATACCAAGCGATGTTGTTCATGAATGAACGGTTGTGTTTAAAATACATCTCTGTGGCCATTGCAACCCATTGTCTACCATTAACGGTGTCGAAAATGGGCATGTAAAGCCCATATCGACCACTACTAATGTCAGTGATGAAATCAAGGATATCAGTTGTTTCATTCCGATAATGTTTGGGTTTTGTGACGCGCGTGCCTAAGTAGGGTTTACTGGGTTTACCCACACGCTTAGGCTTGAC